TAAACACGGAACAGCTTTTACAGTACCATCATAGACAAAGAAACCGCCTGCTTGACCCATCCACCATACAGCTCCATTAACATATTTAATTGCATGTTGACCAATAGCACCACAATTACTTCCTACTTGTCTAATAGAGAAAGTAAACGGTGTTCCTACAAATTGCATCACATAAGCAGAAGTATCAGTAAGTATTAAAATATAATCTTTTGCTTTTGCTGCACCTACTATTTTAACACCAGAGTCTAACCTAAATGTTCCTGCAGTATTAATTGATGTTGGTGTGTAATCTGAGATATCTTCTTGATCAGAAAATCTAATAAACATTTTATCTTGATTTATTGGACTACCAATTGTAGTTTCAGTTCCAAGAATAATTAAGTGTCTATCTCTTTCAGAAACAATAGACATAACTGATTTCGTTGGTGCACCGCTAACAACAGTTGCTCTAGTAGTTAAAGCATTAGCATCTGCATTGATAGGACTCCATTTAAATGTTTTACCGTTTTTAACTGTTGCAATTAATATTTGTCCAAAATTATCTAAAGACCATGACCCAGGATCTAATATAACAGAAGATGTTGTTGATGCAGAACCCCAAGTGCCTCTCGACCAGGAGCCAGTTCCCCAACCATATCCATATGTTTGTGTTAATGGACCAACAGTTGCGTAAGGGTTAATATCTGCAGAGCCGCTAGCAGATGTAGTTGCTGTTGCTGCTGCAGCCATAGTAATTGTAAAAGTGTTTGCATCGGGTGCAGTTATTACTTGAAAAGTATTTGTTTCAAAATCAGCAGCTATATAACCAGCACCTGAAGGTGGTGTTACGTTTGTAAATGTAAATAAGTCTCCAGCATCTAGACCATGTGATACATAGTTTACGGTGACCGTTGCTAAAGTATCTGTAGTATCGAATGTTGCACCTGTAAGTGCTGTATCAAGAGGAGTGATATCGTAAAACGCACCCTCGTAATATATAAATAAACCTTTGTTTGTTCCTAAAGCAGCATATTTTCTACCATCTAAATCTGCCCATACTAATTGTTCTCTTACAGCTCCAACTAAAGTAGAATCAGTTATCTGTTCCCACCCACCAATTTTTTCTGGTAAGCCATATCTAAATCTTACAAAATCACCATCTGTCCACTGCCCTTCGGCTCCTGTTTCTGTGACTTGTTTGTTAAATCCTGGTCTTATTTGTACGTTTGTTAAAGGCATGGTGTATTATAACACTTAATGATTATAAGTGAAAGCACACGGATTATCAAAATAATTAAAGTTAATTACCACTCTTCTTTTACAATCGGTTTGACTTACTCCTTTATGTTGAATTTGAGAATCAAATATAAGCATTGTATTTTCTATAGAATCTATTTTAGTAATGGGGTTTGTATTTAATAAAGTATAGCCATTACAAGTATTTAAATAAAAAATACCTGTCTTACATTTAAAAGGTCTATCAGTATGCCAGCTACATTCATAAGGATCCTTTTGGATATACATAGAGTTAGCTCTTATTTCAACTATAGACACAATATTTAATTTGTTAATAAAAACATCCATGTCATTAAATAAAATTGATTGAGGTTTTAAATTGTAAATACAATGATTGTAAAAAGCATGGTCATTATCTTTTTTAGGTAAAGTTAAATTTTCTTTATAATACCAAGGAAGATCTTCTGAAAATAAATTTTTTTTTAAAATTTCTAAATTTTCTTTTTCTAAAAAATTAGGGATAATTTTATAATTCATTTTTAAACAAACAAGTAATAATTATTCTAAAACCTGTCTCAACGGGTGTAGTTTCAGATACTGTAAGATTAGGATTTGTAAAAACGGCTCTGTTTTGAATAGATTGAAAAGATGTATTTAGTGAGTTTAAAACGGTTCGTCCATCTGCATTATTAATATGTAAAGTTAAAAAAGTTTTATTATTGTCAAATAATTGAATTCTTTTTAAAATTTCAAATTCTTGTTTCATAGGCATAATCATAAAAGCTGTTGCTGTTATAATAGGTTTTTTATACCTATCTCTTATATTATCTATTATATTTAAATAAGGACTAACTGGTTTTTCATCTGAAATAAATTCATGTTCAAAACAATTTTTTGAATAAACTTTATACCAAGGAAATTTAGAATCTGTTAATATTTTTAAAACTTCAGAATATGCATAATTAGCTAAAAAGTTATTTCTACATTCATACAACATTTTTTATTTACCATCTACTTTAGTATTGTTATCGGACATTATGTTTTTAGTATCTTCTGGAAAATTCAATGTAAAAGTAAATAACATTCTACTAAGTGCATTAACCACGTGTTTAAAAGCTACAGGATCAAAATGTAATTTACCTTTTTCTTTAATTAATTTAATTTCCTCTTCGCTAAATTTAATATCAGCGCTACCATCTTTATTGTTTTGTATTATATTCATCTTCTATCTATCCCTAAAGCCTGTCTTTTATCTAAAGCAAATTCTACATAAGGACCATCAACATCAACATAATGTAAAAAACATTGACTTTGATAATCTGTTTTGAGCTCCTCTCGCCAGTGAAGAACTTCTGCACCTAAATAAACTACAGCATCTCCATTATTAAGGTTTATTTCTTGGCCGTCTATTAATAAAGGCCATTTACCAGTTCCATCAATAGTTATAGATAAACTTATTTCACAGGACGGTCTGTCTTTGTGTTTAGCTAAACTATCTCCTTCAGTATATACTCTCCAAAAAGAGTAAGACGGAATTATTTTTTTATTTATTTCTTTTTCAATAAATTCTTTTTTTGTAACTAGTAAAGCATCCATAATAGCATCCCCGTAAAACCATGTTGTTAACATATGCAAAGAACCTTTTCCTTGATTAGGGTCTGATAAAAATATTCTGTGTTTAATAATACAATATTCTTTTAATAATTTTTGTTCTTCCTTTGTTAAAAAATTTTGAATTATTTTAAATTTATAATCTTTACCTATTGTGCCCATGATACTACCGCAAATTTTGTTCCTTCTGTAACTGGTTTTACCCCATGTTCAAACATAAAATTACTTGGGAAAACAACCAATTTATTTTTTTTAATTTCAATTTGATATTCTTTTTCACCAGATTTAAAAAATAGCTGACCACCTTTATAATCATCATTTATAAAATATACAAAACTTAAAGTTCTCATAGCCCACACACCGCTATCAATATGTGTTTTATAAAAACCTCCAATTAAATATTTCAATATTTGAATATCAACAATATTACATACAATATCAGAATTAGTTAATTGATTGTATTTTATTACAGCACTCTTAAAATAAAAATGTAAAGTATTTGCCCAATGTATGTTTCTCATACTTGTTTCATTTATACAACCTAAAGTAGAAGTTAGAGCATCTCTTATTTTTGTATCGATGCTAGGTTCGGAAGCCGCTAGGCCTGCTTGAGTAAAATTAAAAGAATTATTATTTAAAAGTTTTAAAAACTGTTCATTTTTTTTAACTGGTAAAAAAGTTTCAATTTCTACTATATAATCACTTAATTTTTTTTCCATTATTTCCAACTTTTCTTATGCCAAATTTTATTTTTATAAACTTGAAATTGTTTTGTTAAATATTCCCAATAAACAATTTTATCATTTTCTGTTTTTTCTGAAACTTTAGAAATCCAATTATCTCTTTTAAAAGGTATTATTTGTACATATGGTAAATCTTTTTGAAGAACAGTGTCTAAAGTTGGGTACTTATCACCATTTACAATAAATGGGAAATTTATTTCATGTTTAAAAATATCTGTATCTACTATTCCAGGTATTATTGAAAATCTATCATCTGTATTGTTTAAGGGAGGTACAAATAAACATGAATATCCAGGTGGTGTTTTAATTATCCAAGGATTAAGTATTTTGTGTGCAGATAAATTTAAATTTTTATGATCTAATGGCGAATTTAAAAATTGTTCTCTTGGATGTTGATCTAGTATACCATTTCTATTTAGATTAATATCAAGACCATCTTTAACAGAAGGTTGAAATATTGTTGTAGGTTGACCATCTTCAATAACATTATGTCTTAAAATAAAATCTTGAGGTAAAGACAAAACATAACCTGTGGTTAAAGTATCCAGAAAGGGCATACAACCTTTTACTGTTAAATTGTTGTGTGTATGTTCAAGTTCTTTAAACCATTTTGGTATATTTACTTTTATTGGTTTTGGTAATGTTGGGTTAGAAAGTAAATATTTTTTGGAAGACTTAAAATGTATTAGTTTTGCCATATAAACTAATTAACACATCTGCAAAAAAAGTAAACCTTTAAGAAAGTTCTAATAAACTTTTATAAGCAATATTATTATCCTCACAATATTTATTCCAACTAGTATTTAAAGGATAAGTAATACTTGAGGTATTAAAATTTTCTAAAGTAGTTTTATAAGTATTCCATACAGCATAGTCAGCGTGATTCGAATTAACTTCTAACCAATCACTTATTTGTTTAATTGTATTTTGAATAATAGAATTTAATTGATCAGCATCAGCTATTTCATGAACTACATCTTCAAATGTAAAAGCATTTCCATCGTATCCACTAATACGTTTTACGTCTTGTTTGATATAATTAAATTCAAGATCAGTAACAGGTATTGTTACAAAAGCTTCTGTAACATTCATTTTACTTTTAGCGCTATCATTTTCAGCTATTTTGTAAGGTTGAGTTTTATCTGATTGTCCTGGGTTATATATAAAATGTGCCATAATTTAATCCTACTGTAAACCGTTATCATACAAAATCATTGTACCACCTGATCCTGGTTGTCCATCTCCTGGAGTACCTTGCCCAGGTTGTGCTTGTCCACCTTGAGCTTTAGGTGAACCTACTAAAAAGTTGATTGCATAAAGAGGTGTAGCACCTGGAGCAGAACCTGGACTACCACTAGGAGCACCTTGTGGACCGGAATAAGGGTTTCCTGGGCCTCCTTGACCACCATTAGCACTAAATAAATTAGTAATGGAAGTTGTACCTCCTGGATTACCTGGTTGTGCAGCAGAGTTTACCGCTCTAGCACCACCGTTTCCACCAGCACCGATTGAATAAGGGTATCCAGTTCCACCAGTAACAGAACCACCATAAATTCCATATCCTCCGGTTCCTCCAGGACCACCTTGTCCCCATGACGATCCCCCACTTCCTCCGCCACCTGCCCATGCATAAGCGATGTAAGTATTAGCAGCTGGATTTGCAGTGTATGTTCCTGAAGAAGGACCATTAGAAGCTAATTTTTGAAACATGTTTCCACCACCAGCAGAACCAGAGGATGCAGCAGTAATTCTTCCGTCAGCATCTACAGTGATTGTTGCAACAGTATATTCTTGAGCTGTAACTCCAGTTGCAATCAATTGAGCTGATCCAACAGAATCAGTAGCAAGTTTAGATTGTGTAATTGTAGATTGAGCTATGTTATTTCCAGTAACAGCTGATGCTGCTAGTTTTGCAGTAGTAACATTAGATTGTGCTATTAAAGGCGATGTGATTGCTCCAGCTTCTATTTGAGCAGTACCTATAGTTCCACCTAAAGTGTTTAAAGAAATTTCTGTAAGATTAGTTCCATCTGAATAAGCTGCGAAAATTTTTGGACTTGCAGCTCCAGCAGTAGTTGGAGAGAAACCAGAACCAGAAGCAGTTTTAATTGTAAGATTGTTTGCATCAGTTATAGCACTACAATCAAAAATATAAAATTTTTCAATTCCATCTGGAATAGTTACAGTAGTTGCACCAGTTAAAGTGATAGTTGCAAATTTAATAATCATGTTTCGTGCATTTGATAATGCAGCGTTTGACATTACTAAAGCAGTTGTAGCTGAATCAGTAATTGTTACTGCTTCGTAACCAGCGATTG